CATGGCTGATGGGTTATCCGAAGCATTATCTGGACATTTCTCCGAAGAACCAAAAGACATCCCAAGAGTTGCCCAAAACCAAAAAGACAGGACAAAAAAGTTGAAAGCATTAGGGAATAGTATTGTGCCACAGGTAGCAGCAGAATTATTTTATGCGATTAAGATTGCAGAGTATGGCGAATAGCAGGGATAAAGGTGCAGCTTTTGAGAGAAAGATTTGCTCTCTCATTAAAGATTCTTTGGGTTATGAAGCCAAGAGAAACCTAGACCAGTATCAAGTTGGTGGTGCTGATATAGAAATACCTGGTTGGAGTATTGAGTGTAAAGCATATCAAAAGTCTGGATCTAATAGTTATAAAGAAAGCTGGTGGCAGCAAACTATAAGTAATTGCGGAGATAAGGAGCCAGTTCTTATTTATAAATATAATAATTGTCCTATTAAATGTGTGCTACGATTAAATGTTTTTGAACATAATTTCTCTGGTGCAAAAGACCTCGTTTGTGAGGTTGATATTGACACCTGGTTTTTTATTGTGAGGGAGAAAATAAAATGACATGGGATTCATCACATCTTTATAAAGATTGGTATCAATTAATAGGTAGGCATTTTCCAAAAAAATTTTGCGAATTTGTAAAAGAGAATTGGTGGAAGTCAAACGAAGATATGCCGACAGAAAAAGAATACAGACAAAAACTAAAAGAAATTATAGAAAAATATGACAAAGAGAGAAAACCTATTCAAGAAGTTGTGAGGAGTTACATAAAAGATGACAAATAGAGATGCTATGTTACTCCGCAAGTATGCAAGGTCATACAAGACAAAAGAAAGTTTTGTTAAT